GCGCGAGGAGATCATCACAACAAATTTTGCAAAATTCGTCCAGCTCCCCGAAAACACAAAAAAAGAAAAAGAAACATTTACCGATGCTGAAATAAGCAAGCTGGAGGCGGACGGCAGCGACACCGCAAAAATTATCCTTATGCTGATTTACACAGGCATGCGCATAGGGGAGTTGTTTTCCCTCCCGACTAAAGACTATCACAAAGATTATGTGATCGGAGGCGAAAAGACGGAAGCCGGGCGAAACAGGATTATACCAATCCGCCCCGAAGGGCTCCCATACTTTGCCTATTTTGCAAATAAGGCCACCGGCCCGCTGCTCATATCCGGCTATGCTGGTGAAAAAATCCCAGCAAACTTCCGCCGTCGGGATTATTACCCGCTTTTGGAAAAATTAAAAATCCAGCGCAAAACGCCGCACTCCACCCGGCACACCTATGCGAGCTGGGCGAGAAAAGCAAGGATTGCTCCGGAGACGCTACAGAGGATTCTCGGCCACGCCAACTACTCCACTACCGCAAATATATATGTCCATACGTCAGCGGAGGAATTGGTGCAGGCCGTTAAAAAGGCGAAAATTTGTTAGTAGTTTGTTAGTTACCGACGGGAGCCAAGGCAGGCCTGTGCAAGATTACTCGGCTAAAAGTTGCAAAATCTAAACAAATACTGTTATTTTTATTAACTTTTGTGCTTATATATTCAGAACGGTTATAATTGACGTGCATGGGGTCACAGGTTCAAGTCCTGTACCGCGCACCAAAAAGTCCAGGAATCTCAAGGGTTCCCGGACTTTTTATTTTTGCCAAGATTAACTTTGTTAGTAATGTGTTAGTAGTAGCGATTTAGGTTAGTTTTTTTAGGACGCTGTTATAGGCTTTCTCGTTTACGATTTTAAGCGTGTCCATAAGCTCGTCCATGACTTCCCACGCCCTATCCTGCGTCACATTCCCGACCGCCCGCAAAAATTCGCTGCCGGAGGGTTTTATTGTCTTGGCCGGCGCAGGCTCTGCAGAATACAGCATTGGGGGTGCTTTCGCCTGCAGTTGCTCCCCGCCGTGCTCGTTACGGATAATGTAGAGAGCCGCCAGTTTCTCATAATTGGGCCAGCTTGATTCTTCTGTTTCCAGTCGTGCGATCCATAGTTTCAGCTCGGTTTCATCGATCATGGGGAATCCCCCCTTTAATTCTCCATAAGGCTGACAGCGCGGCGCAGGGCCTCCCTGACGCGCTCGTCATCCGTTTCCCGCATCATGTCGTTTAGCTGGGTGCGCAGATGCTCCGCGCCATCCGCGCGGCTGTAATGTCCGCGCACATAGTGCGATCCGCGCCGCGCGTAGGAGCTGCCCCGGCCATAGGCGCCGCGCATATCCGCTTCCCAATCACCGCCGCCAGAATAGCCGTCTGATTCCATCATGTCAATTTTATCTATGTTCTTGATGGTTGCTGTCAGTTTGTGGGCAATTTCCAGGTCGCCCGCGCCCAATTCGCCTTTTCGGGCCAGTTCGTCCAGCTCCTTGCAGAGCATATCCCGCAGTTCATACATAGATTTCATACCCATTGTGTTCTCCTTTCTCAGCTCACACGGTCGATGGTCAGGTTGCTATTGGCAAAGCTGACCGCCTCCGCGCTGGTGTTCTTCGCTGCCACAGTCACGCAGCAACCACGCGGCACTTCCACGATGGCGCTGACGTAGACGTTAAAATAGTTTTCCACCGCAGCCGGGGTGACGGTCGCCGTTGCTCCGTTGAGTGCTTCGCCGTTGACGGCAAGCGCCGTGGTGATCGCGCCTACCGTGCCGCCCGTGGGGACGGCGATGTTCGCGCCAAAGCTCACCTTAAAGCGCGCCTTACACTGCTGCGTCAATCCGCGCAGGGTGACAAGTCCACTGCCCTCGCGGTGGACGATGCAGGGCTTGCCGCAAGCCGCAGTGGATACCATCGGAATATTCTGGCCAGCAAGGACGGTCACGATTCCGGGATTTACATATTCAGCCATAATTTCAGTCCTTTCATAAAATACAGCGGCAGGGCTATTGCCCCGCCGCCTTTGTTTATAGTATCGGCATGGGGCCGACCATTTCCCAACATAGGGAAAAGCTACGCTATGCAGTTGTCAGCAGCCGCAACCGGCAAACTGGTTGCAGCAATAAGGATTCTGCACCGTGTAGGCCGGAATGGGAGAGGGGCGCAGCTGCGAAACCAGATAGCTATTCTGAGCCGCCTGGCTTGCCGCCAGCTTCAAACCCTGGTTCTCGGCCTGGAGGTCAGAGAGCTTGCTCTGCGTGAGGAAGTCGAGGATTGCGCGGCTGTTGCTGTTGGCGTTGTCGATGATGTCGCGGGTCGCGTTCTGCACCGTGTTCCGGGTATCGCAAGCCTGAGCAGCCATGTCATACCGCACGCCCTCGATGCTGCGCTGGGTGTTGCAGCAGCACTCAGCGGCCTGCATTTGCATTGCAGTCAACTGCTGCATGAGAGCCGCCTGCTGGTTACTGCGGGAGAGCTCAGCCTGCGCAAAGCCGTTGGCCATCGCCATGTTGGTGCCGTTGACAAGCTGCGCCTGCTGGTAAAATCCGTCGCAAAGCCCCTGATTTACACTGTCGATCTTGCGCTCGACATTGGCAAAGTCAGAGGTCAGCACGTAGCCGTCGACCACGCCGCCGGAATTGCCAGCGTTGTTGCCCCAGCCGTTGCCGCCCCAGCCGCAGAATGCGAACAGGAACAGAACGATAAGCCACCACGCGCCGTCACCGCCAAACCCAAAGCCACCGCTATTGGTAGGCTGCACCGGCATGGTCAGCATGGGGGCGCCGCCATCGGAAAGAGACATAGTATCACTCCTTTTAATTAAAGTCAGTTTTATCTAAATCGTGGCCACGATAAAGAATTAAAGAAAACGCTATAAATATTTAATTATTGCATCAGACTTTGGAATTGCTTTGCCATCTGCTGTAGCTGGTTTAACTGCGCCTGCGAGAGTTTGCCGCTTTGCAAGAGCTTTTCGACCTCCGCTTTGGGGTCGCCATGAAAATTTGCCTTGAATTGCTGGAACTGCTGCATCATTTGCATGAAGCCGTTCCCTCCGCCGAGCGCACCGAAAAAGGGATTATTCATCGTCTTCGTCCTCCTCGACCTTGCGTTTCTTTTTGCTCTTTATTTCGCCCACAAGCGCCGCCAGTGCGTCAAACTCCTTGCGAGTGACAAATTCCACGCCCTTTTCCTGCGGCGCTGTACGGGGCGTTTCTGCGCGCTCTACAAGGTCGTAAATCTTGAGCGTCGGCCTGCCACTTGCATCTGCCTGCTTGAGATAGACGGTAGGCGCGGTACTGTCCCATAACGCAACTGCCGCGTTAGGCGCTATCATCCAATTCCGGGCCTCCTGCTCGCCGCTTACCCATTGCACCCCGCCCTGTGCGATTGGATTTTGCGGGGCCTGTGGCGTCTGCATCATAGGCATTTGCTGCTGCCGCATCTGCATGAGGTTGTCCGGCATTGGCTGCGGGTAATAAGGGTTTTGGTAGCCGTAAGGGGTAAAAGCCATAATTATTCCATCCTTTCCGTTGTCCAGTAATATAAGGGCACTTCGCCGCCCGAATCCCAGGAATCAAAAATTACGCCATCCTGTACGCAGACCACATGCCCGGATAAAGCAAGGATATAAGTCCCTTTTGGGTGCTCCTCCGCAAACCGCGCCACCGTGTAGCAATCGGGGCATGTGTCCGGGATAATATGCCGCCGGTATCCGATACTGCGCAAGTAGGCCCCCCAACAGGCGTTAGCGTTTGGCAAATCTCCGTCCAAGTAGCCTTGCATGCACAGCCGGAGGTAAACCTCGCCCCAATCCTTTCCCGTGGCCTTACAGATCGCACGGACAGTGCAATCTGACACGTTTTTCCCGCAGGGATTTGGATTAAAATATTTATACATGATCGCAATCCCTATATAGGCTTTCAGCGATTTCCACATACGCTAAAAGCCCCCGGGGATCGTCTGCGTACAGAATGCAAATATCCTGCGCCATTTGCGCGGTAAACCCGCATTTGATTAATCGCTCGTACATATTCCAGCCTCCTTGCCTCTATAATAAAAAAAATCCGGGCAGATAAACTGCCCGGATTCTGCCTGGGTTCTGCAATGATTAATTTTCTGTTTTTATTGCCTTTTTAATTAGTTTCTCGATGTAGTTCGAGACGCTGCGCCCATCCGCTTCGGCGGCGGCCTGCAGTTGGGATTTAAGCTCCGGCGTGATCCGGATTACGAGACGGTCTGTTTTTGTCATCTGAGCGCCCACCTCCGCAGTTATTCGTCGGCATCGCTGGACTTTCGATCCAGCTGGCGCTCCTTGATCCACGCTTTTTCACGCATGAGACGGATAGCGTTGAACTGATCGAGATCCTCTGGGTGGCGGTAGACGACCTGCTGGACAGAGTACGGCGAAACATTGTATTTCTGCGCCAGGGAATCAATGTATTGCTCATACGCGGCTTGCGCGTCACGGCCCGCCGGGATGCTGCTGTCGCCCGTCAAGTCCTCACCAAAACCCCATTCTGTGGTCACGTCCTCAACGCTGAGGACCCACGAGTCGCCGCTGGCAATCTCGTCCTCGGTGAGGCCCTGGAGCCCGTCGCCGTCTTCGCCCTTGTTAGCGTTTTCACACTCGTGCTCCCACCAAGAGATCAGCTCATCAGCATCCTTGTCGGTATAGATGTAGGCGGGAGAGCAACCAGTATCATCGAGCTCAAAGACATCGTGGCCGTCACGCGCATCCGGGCCGCCTATATCGTCAAAGCAATCCACCCCAGGGAATCCGTTCCAAATGGAGAGCCCAATTTCCAACACTCTGGTTTCGGTCTTGATCAACATTTTGCATTCTCCTTTTCCGGCCTTTGGCCTGTCCGTTATCTTTACTGTGGTTACAGTGTACGCCATTTGTGCACACAATGCAAGGGGAGAAATGCACAAATTTTTATTATTTTTTTGTGCAAAAAAGAAAAATAGCCGCACCCAAAAAGGGCACGGCTACTTTTAGGAATTGAATGCATCCGCCAGTTTTTGGTATGCTCGGCGGCGCAATTTGTAAAATCCATCTACGCTGATATGCAGTTTTGCCGCCGTCTGTACGCAGGTGCGGCCAAAAACGTCCACGTCAATTACACAGGTTTCCTCGTCTTCCGGTAGCCCTACCGCGCAGATCGTTTCCGTGGCGCGGCAGGGTGCCATAGTGGATAGTTTTTTGCGGATCCTTTTGTGCTGTTCTATCATTTTCCACGGTGTGCCGTGGAGGTGCGGATGCTTATGCACGGGCGTGAGGCCGGCGTAGCGATGTCCTCTGCGCCCTCCAGGTGTTTACCGTTACCGGATATACCCCTCAAAGCCTGCGGACTTGAGCTTGGCCAGCATCCTCTCTGCGTTTTCGCGGTTGGCAAAGGCGCCGACCTGGACACGGTAGAGCTTGTCGGTGGCGGCGGCGGGCTTGGGCTTCTCGGGCGCCTTAAAGGCCACGCCGAAGTAATCGCAGATCCCCCGGGCGATGGCCTCGCCGATGTCAACCGTGTGCTCCACGATCCACTTGGCGGTGGTGGCGTTGTCGTGGAACTCGCACTCGATATAGGCCGTGGGGGCGCTGGGCACCCGCACCTCGTACAGGGAGGCATCCACCCGGATATTCTCGCTGGTGCCGGGGGTCACCGGGGCCAGCCGATTAAAAATAGCCTTGCAGGCCTTCATGCCCTCGCCGCTGCTGTTAAAGCAGAACATGCGGGTGCCGCTCACCGTGCCGTTAAAGGCGTTGGTGTGGATGGGCACATGGAGGTCTGCGCCGAAGGCGTTAGATGCCTGACACTTCTCCTGCATGGATTCGTCATGCATCAGCTTCACGGTCACGCCGCTGCGCTCCAAGGCCGCCTTGCAGGCCTCGGCGATCTTGCCGCACTGCACACCCTCCGTGGTATTGCCGTAGGCGTAGCGGTTATCGTACTGGTTGCTGGGAGACAGAAATACCTTAGCCATTGCTTTTGCCCTCCTTGTTATAGGTGGCGGTGGAGATGCACAGCACCGCGCCGAAAAAGGTGTCCACGGCGGTGATGGTGGTCACGACCTGGTCGGAGTACGGCCAGGCCCACACGGCGGACAGAGCCGCGTACAACGTGGCGATGGCCGGCAAGACGATGATGACCACCCACTTGAGAATGTCATACAGCTTGTCAGGGATTTTCATGGTTTGCTCCTTTCTGTGCCCGAATCGGGCACAATCCACATTTATTTGTTGGTGATATGTTCCAAATCTTCAATACGATGATTTGCGACCTTGATCTGCTCCTTAATAACAGATTGTTCTGTTTCTAAGTTATAGGTTCGCTCAATAACAGAATTGTGTTTGTTTACTTTCGATTCAAGCTGCTCCAAGCGATATGCAATGAGGGCGGTGTTTTTTTTGTTTGCCCAATACGACCCCGCCAAAGTCCCCATGAGGGAGATAACTGCAACAATAATAGTTTCGCTCATGTAATTACTCCTTGTTCGCCCAATATTTTTTCATGGACTCGCTTCTCTTTTTGTTGGATTTGGCAGAGACGAGTTTCGGACTATTGCAAGATTCCACTTTTTCACTGAGTCGGGCGCCATCCCACGCATAAAGCCATATATACCCTCCCGCTGTCAGCTGGTTAAAAGTGCAGCATTTTACAATTCCTGTATAATTTACACCGGTCTTTCGTTGCGCCTCAGTTGTTGCCTTATATTCGGCCACAAACTTTCCGTCTTTTGTAAATTGTTTTACGGGTCTCGCTTTTGCGCTGTTGCCGCCAATGTTTATACTTACATTTTTACCCATCATTGAAACTGATTTTTTTCGGCGTGTTTCTTCACTTACCTTTACGCCGGTTCCGCCGTGCTCGCCACCGGAAGATTGGTTATACCCATAATCCGGTGCATTGCTTTTGTGCAAACTTATAAGAGCAATTTCTTGTCTGCAAGCTTCGTCTTTTGTTAGGAAGCAATCTATAATTTCGTGCCTTACATTGTCCCATCCATATTTTTTTAGTGCTCTTGTAAAAATTTTGTTGTCAGAATATCCCTTCCCGTTTTTCCATCTGACGCACGGATACTGAGATGTAATCCCAAAATAAGCTTTCCCGTTTGGGAATATGTGTTTGTACACCCAAAACCTGTGCTCCCGAACTTCCCGGGTCAGCTCCTCCAGCTTAGTGTCGGTGACGGCTTGATGCGTATCCAGCTTGGCCTGCACGTCTCGAGCGGTTTTGCTGCTGGTGATAAGTACCCCCAACAGCGACAGGCCGCCGGTAATCAGCGACACGATGATTGCTTCTGTCATTTGCTATCCTTTCCTGCCGCCAGCAGAGCGGCAATCACAAATCCTATACACGATGATGCAGGGACAATTAATAGCAGCCACATAGGATTCATACAGCGCACCGCCTCCGTTTACTCAAATAGTTGTGATTCTACTCGGAACATTGCTACCCAGCCCAAATGCCGCCGGGTGGCGAGCGACCAGCACCAATCGGCGCCCAAGGGCTGCCGCTCGGGCGCGCGTCCACACCCATCTGTTATCACTATGGCTGGTAGGCAGCAGTGCTTCGCAGTCATCGCCAAGGCCTGTGATCATAATCGGGTCATTCCACCCGTTTGTGCATTCACAGACAATCGGGCGGCCGGCTGTATCGAAGCCATAACACAGACCAACGTGGGAAATATTGCGAAATTGTTGGCGCTGGAATGCGTCCGCAACGCCATCCTGCAGGCTTGCCGCCCGGAAAAACAGCATGTCGCCTACCTGCATCTCATTTGCAGAGATTTCACAGCCCATGAGCATCAACTCGTAAGCCATGTCTCCAGCTACCATCCAGCTCTCTGGAGATTGCTTTTGAGGATCGCTGACACTGGCATCGTAGTGCGAGTTGTAGCTATACGATCCGATATAATCGCCGCTGTTCACCCGCGTAAATCCGGGCCACAGCACTCTGCTGGGGTTGGATGCATCGGCGGCATATTTGAGGTTGTAGGCGTCACGGTATGCGAAGCGGAAGAAATAGCCCCAGTTGAACGCTTTTGTCACGTTGCTGCTATAGGTGCTCTTCTTGTAGTCATCCACAGACCGCCCCATCCATATATTTTGGGCAAATGTTTCACAGTTAGATTTAATCAGCCCGTCAGCCTTGGTCGTACTCGATGCCGCATAGTCATTCCGAGTGTGCTCGCCGACATATTTCCATATATTGGATGACGCTGCAGTAGCCACATATGCATCCATAAGTGCCTTCATTTGCTCCTTCTGGGCATCTGTTAAGCTTGGCTGGCCAATAACGACTACAACGTTGCCCAAACCGAGATACAGCTTTTTCTCCGCATCGTTATACTTTACTACGGAATACCCATTCTGCGCATCGTACAAACCGATCGCCGTCGGAGATGCTCCATTGCCGCCAAAGATCTGCACGTTATGCTTATTTCCCGCTTCCTCCGAGCTTTGGAAAAAGATGGTCTTTTCCTGGTCGTCCCCGCGCATATACAACTTGCGGGCCTCCACAAGCTTATCAAAATAGGTAGCAATCCCAATCTGCAAAGCGTTGGATTTATCGCAAAGCCGCCCGATTCCCACAGACAACAGCCGCTTAGCGAAATCGAGCAAGACGAAGGCCGCAGGAATATCTCGTAAACTGGAATAGTTGGAGACAAAGGCATCCGTAGCAACCACACGCACTGTATAGCGCTTGGCTTTATCGACCGGAAACACGGTGTCGATATTTTGTGGCGCGTACTCTCCAGCGGCCGGCGTCGCCACCTCTGTCCATGCATCGGTTGTGCCGTACTCCCGATACTGTACCTTGTAAGCGGCCGTATTATTGCCATACAGCTTAGTAATGGTGGCGGAAAAGGTAACCTTAGCATACGCCCCCATCCGATCGACTGTGCCGTCTTGCGCACAGCGGGTAGCGGAGATAGCCGTAATTGTCGGGGTGCTGTAGGGCACTACTTTATAGTCAACTGATTTAATGGCCGTGCGCCCACGGCTATCCGTTACGGTGCAAGTTACCCATACTGTGCCGGAAACGGGCAGAAAGTCCGTTGTGCCGCTGGATGCAGACGCAGCATAGATATTTCCCGATCCTGCAGCTGATCCCACCTTGATGCTGTAGGATTTGATTGTGCTGCCTCGCACACCTGTCCCGGTGATTGCAACTGCTATCTTGCTGCGCAGCTGCACAAAGTACCCGCCATAGTTGGTTTTGACGTTTGTGGGGTCACTCACGGCCACTGTCAGCGATGGCACCTCGCTTGCCGGGATCGCCAGCGTCACCGCACACTCCGACCGCCCCACATAAGTGCTACCGTTATAAGTGTTGGTAATGATCGTTACGACCAACTGTGTGCTGTTGGGCGCGTTGGTGGCAAGGCTAACGGGAGGTGTCCAGGAATAAGTTCCCGCTGTGCCATCATATCCCGTTAACTGCACAGCGCTATTGCCGCCGATTTTGTAATATAGCTTATCAGAAAAGCTTGGACTCTTGCGGTCAATTGTGATTTTAAGGGCCGTGCCGAGTGTGCCCGTGCTGGGCGCTGATACAGCAGATGCGCGTGGGATGGTGTCCAGCGTCAGCGTCTTGGTCTGCGTGATTACGCCCGCGCTGATCTCCGTGTCCATCCACGTCCGCACCTTAATGCTCCCAGTACCATCAGCCTTGTGGCTGACGGTGAGGGTGGTATCCAGGATGGTCTTGGTGGTATTTTGCGGCAGCGTAAACGCTACTGTGTGCTCGGTCTCTGTGCCGCCATTAATGGTGATGTAGTAATACGCCTTATCACCGGGGGCATCATTATAGCTGGTGCCGGTCTGCTGTGATGTCCACTTGATGCGGACTTTGGAGGTATTGTTGGCTATGGATTGGCCAACTTGCTCCAAGGATAGATTTTGATATACACTCATGGGGCGTTCCCTCCTTAGCTGACAATCACATCACCGTTATCGTCCGCCTGTATAACAACGTTGCCGATAATCAACACAGTGGTCTTGATTCGCATTGTCTCCACGCCATCTGCCGTGATCTGCAATTCTGGGGTATTATTGCGGACAAACTGTAATACATCATTATCCAGCCGCAAAAGGATTTCGTTACCACTCTCTCCGATAATCAAGCCATCGTCCGTAAAGTGGAAGGCTTTGGTGATGGATTCATACTTGGCTTGCAAATCGCCGTCTACGTCATCAATGCGCTCGGTGACTTTGGTGATGTCGATGCCAAGCTGGTCAGTCAGCACGGAGAGCCTTGTGCTGACCTCCTCCTTGTAGCTGCCAAAATCCCCGGTTTCCACATAGTTTTCCAGCGCCGACAGGATGATAGAATTGACATTCTGCTGCAGGTCGGTGATCTGCTGGGTGGTGGTTTGGGTTACCTGGCCTGCAGCATCGTCCACCCGCTCGATTAACTCCGCGCGCGTGTTTTCAATGCGCTCATTTGTTTTTCGATCCGCATCAATTTGCGATCCGGTATATGTGCGGCTGGTCCCGCCCAACGTGATTTGTGTGTTGCCTGGGTCAAGGATGTCCGGAGCCAACTCCATCAGCGGATAGGACGCGCTGTAGCCGTGGGGCGTGCTCAAAAGTGCCGTCATCCTGCCCACCCGGAAATGCTGGATGCCCTCTTGCCAGCCCAAATCCACCGCCTTGCAGGTGATGGTTTCCGGCATAGACAGGCCGTTGTCAGCCAGCGCCGCTTTGGCCTTGGTTTGCAGATTTGCGGCAACGGTAACATCGTCCCACTTGACATGTCGGGTAATGCGCCCGTATGTGGCTACGCCCGACTTGCTGTAGATGGTCAGGCCGTCCTTGGTCAGATCGTCCGTCAGAGGCCCATCCGGCAGGCTCTCCAGCGTCAAGCCGTCCTTGCCCTCCGCCAGAATGGCGGTGTAGATATTTGTCCCGTCCGTCTCGCTGGAAAGGTCAAGCAGATTTTCGGTAAATTCCACCGTCTGCGTATTTGTCAGCGGCAGTTCCGCATAATAGTCCAAATAATTGCCGTCATTCTCGTATCGGATCAGCAGATTCCCGCCCAGGGCAGATTTAAACAGCTTATCGGAAATAGTGGTCATCGCCGTGGCGTACTCCTCAGAGCCGCGGGTAATGTAATTGTTAGGGTCGGACACGGTGACCACGCCGGGCTTGATCTGCTGCTCCGTGGACACTTGGCTGTTATGCTGCGCCAAAATCCAGCGGAAAAAGAAATCAACCACATTCCCGCTTGCGGCGGCGGCCTTATAGGAAGCGTCCTCCGTAAAGTCCTCTGGGAAGTTGAACGGTGGTATGATGCTGTCATTCAGCACCGCCATAATGCCCTCTGTTTCGATTTTGTGTGCCCCGTAGAAGTCTTTTATATCGCTGGTGATTCTTCCCCTATATATAGGGAAAGTGCCGTCCAGCAGCTCCACAAGGCCGCTCATGCGGCGAAGATTGCTTAAATAGGGATGTTCTGCGTCCACCGTAAAGGACATTTCCCCGGCCTTGCTGACCGCCAGCTTCACAGAGGGGTCACGGACGATTAGTTTTTCATCCGCAAGGCGTGGGTCATACAGGATATAGTTTTTGTATTTGAGTTGATACATTACAGGCTCGCCTCCTGGTATGTCACAGTGATGCTACCTGTGCCGCTTGCGACTTTTGCTTTCAGGGTGTTGCTTCCAGCCGCAAGACGGATAGCGGGCAGAATATGATCTCCCGCGCTGATGTTGATTGTGCTGCTGCCCCAAAGCAAGGTAGTGTCTTGGGCTACCGTGATGGTGGGAATCACTGGGCGGCTTTCATTCGGGAGCGAAAGTTGCTTATATGCCGTACCCAAATCAGAGCGGGAAACCGTGGTTTTTTCGTTCTTGTATTTCCACGGGTCGCAGTTGACCGTGACCGGGATAGTCTGCATCATTTTGACAAGCTCCACTTGCCCAACAGAACACCGCCCACTGTAAAAATGGGCGGTGTCCTCAGGGAAGGTCACTTTCACGCGCTTTCCGTGGACCTTGTTGCAGAAGTCAGAAATCGTGGCAGGCCATTTCTTGCCGCTCACCGTATCCACGCCGGTGAGCTTCAGTGTAATAGTGCGGTTCTTGTAGGTCACTTCGCCGGTCAGCACCTCGGACGCATCCAGCAGGCCGTCCCGGCCCGGAACATCGATCATGTTCGTGCGAACTTCCGGCAGAGAAATAGACTTGCTTGCAAGCAGCAGGCCATATTCTGTGTAGGTGTCTTTTCCGTCAAAGCATACTTTTCCTATCATACGGCCCTTGCCCTCCTCGCATTGATTTTTGCCAGTTCTTCATCCATGCCTGGGGCAAGCAAGCCGACAACTTGGCCACTGTCCATGATGACTTTCATATTTGCCAACATAGGCAAGTACTGTTCCAGCAGCATTATAATTCTGCCGGATCCTCCGCTTGCTGCGCCGTAAGATCCACTTGCATAGTTTCCGTTGATATTTGCTCCTGCCGTAATGGATCCAGCAGAAAAACTCATGTCCCCCTCTATGTCTTTTTTCACAGATGCAAATTCATCGCTAAACCCTTCGCCAAGGCCTTCCGCCATATATCCACCGATCCCGGCAAATACCTTAGACGGGGAGTGGATGCCCAAAATGCGCTTTACGCCGCCAACAAGGCTGTTTACCTTGTCATTAAACCAGTTTTTGATGTTATCCCACATTCCGGCGATGCCGTCTTTTAACCCCTGGACAATGTTTCTGCCGATGCTGCTCCAATCGTAATTCCTAATTGTGTCAACAATAGCCGCAATCACACGCGGAACTGCCGCAATCAGTTCCGGGATTGCTCCGACAATGCCGGTAATCAGCGATACAATGATCTGCGGCGCTGCAAGGATGATCTTGTCAAGGTTGTTCACGATGCCATTGATAAACGCGACAATCAGAGTAGGCACAGCCGCCACAAGCTCCGGGATGCACTTGATAATTCCGTCAATCAGCGCAAACAGAAGATCAATTCCCATCTGGATGATGTTGGGCAGTTCAACAATGATTGCGGCAAGCAAGTTGCCGATAATTAGAGGGACTGCCGCGATAAGCTGCGGAATCGCGTCAATCAGGCCCTGCGCAAGCGTCATAATCAGCAGGATTGCCGTTTCAATGAGCTGCGTCAAAAAGTCCGGGCTTGTCAGCATTTGCACAATCGTCAGGGTCACTTGCACAATGCCGTCAATGAGCGTGGGCAGGTTTTCTATCAGGCCATTCGCAAGGGAGAAAAGAATGTCGATTGCTGCTTGCGTAATTGCAGGTAGGATATCAATGATACCCTGTCCCAGGGCGCCGACAAGTGCAACCGCCGACTGCAAAAGTGCAGGAAGGTTATCTGTGATGGTTGTAATGACCATCGGGATAATCGTGGTAGATGCAGATGTGACCAATTGTGAAATGCCACCCAAAATGACATTAATGCGCGGAATTATATTTTCGCCAACGGTAACAAGACTATCAACGAACTGCTCTGTAAGTGCCTTGAAATCGGCGTTATCGTCAGCAATGCCAACCAGCAGATTGCCCCATGCGGATTTCATGGATGAAACAGAGCCTTGAATGGTGGTGCTTGCTTCTTTTGCCGTAGTTCCGTATATGCCCATTTCAACTTGAACATCATGGATTGCGCTGACAATATCCGCATAGCTTTCAATGCTGTAATCCGTGTATTTACCCTGGGCCGCGTTTAGCTCGTTTGCATGGTTAATAAGGCGCTGCATTTCTTCTTTTGTTCCACCATAGCCAAGCTTCAAGTTATCAAGCATGGTATAGTTCTGCTTTGCAAACCCCTGATAGGCGTTCTGGATAGATGCCATATCCGTGCCCATTTTATTTGCATTGTCAGCCATATCCGTGATTGCAACATTAGCCATGTCTGCCGCCGCTTCTGTATCACCGCCAAGCGATTGCAGCAAGGACGCAGAAAAACTTGTAACTGTGTCCATATATTCGTTAGCGGATAGGCCAGCAGTCTTATATGCATTTGCTGCATATTTTTGGACTTTTGCAGAGCTATCCTTGAATAGCGTATCAACGCCGCCGACCAGTTGTTCATACTCAGCATAGTTGTTAAGCGCGTTTTTCGTAAGCACGGCAATGCCGGCAGCAGCCGCACCTACAGCCGCGGCGCCGACTTTAGCCGCAGTGGCAAGCCCATTTTTGAATTTTCCTGATAATGTCTCTACATTTTCGCTTGCCTCGTCTTGCACAGATATTTTCACAAACAGATCAAGAAGATTCATGCGTTCACCTCGCTCTCTTTGTAAATTCTGAAAATTATTCGTGACATTCCATTGGGAGTATGGTATGCTATCGGCAAGGAGGGATTATTTATGATAAGTTTTAACAAAGATTCTGCGTGGGACTTAAAGCCGATTCCCGTTTCCGATGTGCGTGGTGAAGTGAATGGCTTGTTGATTGACGGGGAAGAAATCGCTGCCGCATTTAAGACCGTACGCGACCAGCTGATTTTTACTAACAAGCGAGTCATATCGGTTGATGTACAGGGGATTACAGGAAAGCGCAAGTCCTTCAGCTCTATGCCCTATTCGAAAGTGCAGTTTTTCTCCGTGCAAACCCCAGGCTTTGCCGAAATCATCCCGGATAGCGAACTTGTTCTGACATTCTCCAATGGGTATGTCGCAAAGTTTGAGTTTAAGGGAGGCACAGACATCGGGAAAATCGGAAGAATGATTTCTGATTATGTCCTCAAGTAACGCATATTCGCCCGCCGCCCCTTCACGGGGCGGCTTTTTTAACTTGTAACCCGCAACGATTGACAATATCGCTGGTGATTTCTTCACAGGAGCGGTTGTCTTTTTCGCTCACATCTATAATTTCAATGTATCGCTTATCGATTGAAACGCCCGCGCATCGCTCGCATATTGCTTTAAGCAGGTCAGCAGAATAAATTCGATATGCTTTTTCTTCTGCATCCTGCTTATACCGCGCTACACAGTATGACAGGAATGGCTTTACTCTTTGGCTTCCCCGGTATTCTCCTGCACAGAGCCGGACGGCGTTTCTGCCGTCTCGGTCTGCGCAGATGTAAAAAGGTCCGTAAAGGCCTCGTCCGTCATAAGCTCAGTAACATCAACCAGCAACTTGGCAAGCGTCAGCTCAGCGGCATATTTTTTTGCAGGCACGCCTTCCACAGCCGCCAAAATTGCAATCAGATCTTTCTTGTGTCCACGCAAAAGCAGCGGAGCAGATTTCTTAACCCTTGCCAATACAAAGTCCTTTGCATTTACGCCATCCGGGAGTTTCTGACGCTGAAACAACGCTGCGGCTTCTTTGTCCTCGGCTATGTTGGCAATAGGATCGATAATGTCTGCGATAACATCAAACACTCGCTCCCCTTTAATTTTTGACAGTTTCATGGTGTTACGCCTCCGCCGTACCGGCCTTGATGTAGATTTCAAATGGCACAGTGTCCTGTGCGCTCATGGAGTAGTGGGCCGTATACTCAAACGCGAACTGCCCCTTCGCCTTGTCGCTGGTCTGCAGCTGGAAGCCGCCGGTGGACAGTGCATTCATCAAGTGGATGGCGATGAAGCCGCCATTTTTATCGCCGTTCTTGTCGGAGTAGTCGCCCACCAGCCAGATGTCGGCAAAGTCAGCGTCCGACAGATCGTTCCGAGGCGTGACCTTCCCATCGCTGGTACCCACATCGGCAGCACCGCAAAGGCTCTTTGCGATCTTGGTGTCTGCGTTGATGAACGTGCCCGTCATCTTCGCCTCCCAGGAATCCAGCCGCTTCAGCTCCTTCATGTTCTTGGGGCAGTTGTCAATGTCCTCACCAAAGTCCGAATAGGTCGGCGTTGCGGTAAAATTCACGCCGCCGGTAGTCGCGCCGATCTGTCCCGCCTCTCCGATGGTTCCGGTTGCAGGGGCAAAATCGGTAGTCAGAATACCGGCATTGATTTGAAGTTTCTGGAATGCATCAGATGGAATTTTTGTGAATTTCATATTTTCTTCCTTTCATCAGTTTTGCGATAGGTATTCCACCGTGATGTTGAGATACCTTCGCTTGATGTTTTTATCGCTTTCGTCCGCGATGTTCTGACACCACGGGGAGCCACGCTTGATCCACATTGCTCCGCCGTCATAGGCGACCATACAGCCGCCCATGCCGATTGCGTCGCTGATTTCTTGTGCCTTTGCGTTGGGCAACGCTTCGCTCTCGGTGTAATACCAGAGGTTGACCGTCAGCGCGGTCTCGCCGCTCTCCCATGATCCTGTGATAAGCTCATAGGTCAGCCACGGGAAGGTCGCGTCCTCCGGCACATTCGAGGTCGGATACGACGGGAGGAATTGGGAAAACCACGCATGGAGCGCCTTGTCCTTTGTCATTTCGGCAGCTCCTTTCGCTCCGCGGTGAAGAATTTCAGCGCCTTAATGATTGCACCCGCAGACCTCGGTGCGGCCTTTTCCTCGGGATTTGAGGTCACGCGATAGGTAATCCCCGTTTCCGTATCGCGGAAATAATCGTTGTACTCGATGGGAACGCTCTGATTGACCAGCGCGGAATATACCGAGGTAACGCCGTCCTTTTCCGCTTTTCGTGCCTCCATCGATGTGTCAAGAGACTGGTAATTAAGGAACTCCGCGCCCTCTTCCCACGCAGTGATGTAGCCGCCCGCGCCATCAGGCGTGCGCTTTTTCTCCATCAGAATGCACTTGTGGGCAAAATCGTCCAGTAAAGTCACGGTTCCACCCCCTTGATCTTGCGCCAGTCATTTAACCGGCCTTTAAAAGCGCCCTGCCAGCCCGTACCAGCGCTCGTGTCGGCATTTCCGCCGCTCGCCTTGGTGTAACTGTACCCGCCGAAGCTTTCGCTCGTGTACGGGCTTAAAACGGCCTCCCCGTTCTTTTCTTCCCACGCGGCGATATCTTCGGCAAGTGCAACTACAGCCTTTGGCACAGCCAACACCCACACCGTCCCGGTAAAGGTTTCATCCGTCAGGTCAGCCGCCGGATATTGATGCAGACCGTCATTAAACACAGAGCCGCAGATGCGGAAATATTGATTGGTCAGGAGAAAGGGCAGCGCAATGCTGCCGTTCTCCACGGCGAACGTGCCCTCGTGAATCTCCACAAGGAACCAGTTGTTCAAGTGCCGTAAGACTTGTTCAAGCATTACGCTGCCCTCCTATTTAGCCTGCGCCGGCCACAGAAACGGTAGCCACGGCAATGCCGTCCAGATACTCAGCCCACAGCTTCATGCCCATGATGGCGTACATATCGCCCGTGGCGCGGCTGTAATCGCCGTCAACATGGACGCCGATCAGGTTGGTCTCGCCCTTCACGGTGTAATTCAGCCCCAGCTTGGCAAAGTCGCTGTCGCTCGGGTCCACATAGTACAGGTCGATGTTTTCCACGGGCAAAGCGATCACCTTCTTGGAGGCGATGTACTTCTCGGGCAGCAGGAACAGGGTGCGGTAGCCCATGAAGTTCTCCACGTAGTTGATTCCTAACATCGTCTGCACGGTGATCTCCTTGTCACCCAGGTAATCGTAAGCGTCGATGATGTTGGCAAAGCCCACCACATCGGTCACGTCCTTGTCGAGACCGGCAAACTTGTCCAGCACTTTGCCCTTTGCCATCGCAAGAGCGCGCTGCCAAGTCTTTTCCGTTACCTTGAGCGTGCCGGTGCCGAGGAAGGTGTAGAAGTCAGTCAAAACCTTGTTCTGCAGGGCCACGAGGAACGCCTCGTCGGTCTTCTCCACGGCAACATCAGCGCCGTACTTCGCCACGCTCTCGATAGTCACGCTCTTGGCATACTTGGAAATGTCGATGTCGTCGTAGGCGACAGGCTCCACCTTCATTTTGGTGAAGGGGATCTCGTCACCCTCAGCCACGGTGCCACCCTTGAGACCGCCGTCCACGCTGGCCTTGTAAGAAACCAGCTTCGTGCCGGGGGCCTTGCGGATGGGACGCATGATGCCCATGATGTTCCGCAGTGCGTCCCAGTTATCAGCGAAGCGGGACACGAAATCCACCTCACGGGCGGAAGTGGTAAACTGGGCAGAAGTTGTTACGTTAGTTTTCGCAGCCATAAATAGCTCCTTTCAAAAAATCAGTTGTTTTCGCTTGCCATCAGATCGGCAAGCGCTTTCTGGCGCTCCGCCGTAGACATCACATAGCGGCCTTTATCGTCCTTCTTGTAGATGTCCTCTCGGGATTTTGCGCCGCCGGTGTTTGCCGGGGGGTTGGCGGGATTCGCCCCGTGCGTCTGCGTGGTGGAGACAAGCCCCTTGTAGGTGCCGTCTACGAGCACATCAAGGGTCTTAGTGTCCTTGATCTTCTCGCCGTCCAGCTCCAATGCGGCCATTTCCTCGCCGCAGCCACGCATGGCAAGGTCCAAATTCGCGCCGGTGATGTTTTTGCTCTCAAAGTAAGCACGCACAGCCTTTTCCTTCGCTGCCTTGCTTTCCTTTGCCGTGACGTCTGATTTGTAAGTTTCAAAGGCCGAGTGTTCCTTCTCGTACTTCTCCTTATAACCGCCGTCACCCGCTGCCTTGAGGTCGTCCAATTGCTTTTGTACGCCGGGCAGCTTCTCCGCGTCCGACTTATACTTGCTGACATCAGCTTTCAAGCCGTCCACGGTGTCGGTATGTGCCTCGATGATGGTATCCACCTGTTCGTCGGTGAGACCCATGCCCTTCAAAAGTTTGCGTGTAAGTGCCATTGTTCTATCTTCCTTTCCCTTGTCCGCAGTCCGTCGCGGCGATAGATTGTATAAAACCGCTGTGCCTCGCGGTGTTTACCTGTTTTAAATTGCGTTTGCCATTTCCCACGCCTTGTGGATTTTTGTCCCTTGCCACGCGATCCAGTCAACAAGCTCCTCGTTTTTGCACCATGCCCCTTCAAAAGAAAGCCCGCTATCCGAAAGACCGCTTTCGCTGAAAAATGCGTGGACAATTTCATGCCGTATCGTTTGCTTTTGAGCTTCTTTTGCCGTTTCTACCGGCTCGTTTTCCCACCCCTTATAGGTTGTCATGTCGCAAATTACGATTTGCTTCAAAAGGTGGTCGCAATACCCGTCAATTCTCCTGCGCTCAAACGCCTCATCGTCGCCGTACTTTTTAACGACAATTTCGTAATCCGTGCCTAAAATGTTGACTTTGCTGTTAGCCATGCGTTCACTCCTGAAAGAAAAAGAGCCAACCTGTAAGCGTTCCTTACAAGCTGGCTCCTATTGCCCTTTCCCGCGCCCTATTGCGCAGAAGTTGAATATTTGATTGTTTTCTTGACCTCTAAGACAATGTACTCGTCGCCTTTTCGGCGTATTTCAGCATCGTTGCCGCGCTTGATAATGGCTTCAATGGCCTTGATGGTCTCGTTATCCATTTTTCAGCTCACTTTCCAGAATGTCCCGATACTGCCCCGCATGGTCGGCGGCAGCGGGTTTTAAAAACGGCTGCGCCTTGTTGCCGCGCGTGTAATGCCAGTTGCCCTTCACATCCTGGTACACCCACGGCGTAGGCCGTCCGCCGCCGCCTTCGGCGTAAATGCCGGTGCCAAGCTCAACGTAAACGGCATACTCATTGTTCGTGCCAATGATTGCCGCCGGTTCCTGCTCGTCTACCACATGGGTAATGCTGTTCCGCAGATTGCCGGTGTCAACGGGGCACAGCTTTTTCGCATACCCCTCTGCCACCAGCCCGCACTTTTCAAGGCCCCGCAGCAACGCCGCCTTGATCTCAGCGGAAACCTCCGCGCTGTGGTCTTGGATTGTAACGCTCATCTTTTTGCCGCCCTTTTCAAAATCTCAACAATCCCTTTCGCGATGTCACTTGCCGATCCGTCAAAATATTGTGCAATGCATTCAGCAACTAATTCCTGTTCATTTATCGTTGCATAATATGATACATCGGATACGACATTCACATTCTTATCCCTCATATATGCAATTATTTCTTTGTCCAGCTTTGTAGCCGCCGTATCAGATGACCCTCCAAGAGAAAAGTGTATTACATGCCCTATTTCGTGCCAAATTGTATGCAAATCGGAATTTGCAGAAAAGTACATCATTCCACCATACATATTGTTGGCTTTTCTTGTTTTCTCTCCCATTTTTGCAAGTGCGTTTCCGCCGCGAACGCCAGAAAGTGAAAGTTTTCCAGTAAATTCATCAAAACCTCCTGCCCGTTTTTTCCCTGTTGTATCAGTCCCAATTTCCTTGAGTGCGCGAATCGCATCTTGTCCAAATTCTTTTCTCGCTCTTTCAAGCGTCTCGTTAACCGCATTCGCTACACTGAGATCAAATTTTTTGTAATCAGCAAAAATCCCGAGCGATTTTGTAAATCCTTCCGCTTGTCCAATGGTTTCGGCAGGCACAAACTGCGGCTTTGTTTCTTTCTTCCATCCAGCCCATTCCGCATAGGACATATTCGAGATAACCTCTGTTTCGCCCGTAGATGGGTTTCTGACGCGTCTTTGCGCTGATGAGGTATCTACTCCATCCACGGCGGCAATCAGCGTACAGCGGCAGTTATAAATTTCCCACGGTGGTCCTTGTGGGTCGCCGGGGAAGCGGCAACCGTTAGAAAACTTCTTGTCCTGCGCCACTTGTTCGCCGTCAAGCATGGCATGAGAGTGGCGTGTACGCGCGTCCAGCGTGGCCAACCATTCTTTTTTGAGCTTAATGCCCATCTTCTCCGCCGCCGCGTAGCTGTCCATGCGTCCGGCGTTCTGCGCGCCGGTCACGGCGGTGCGGGCGGTGCGGATGGCGGAATCGCGGCTCATGGTGGTAATGCGCTTTTGCAGGTCATCCGCCATGTGCTTGATGCTCTTGCCCTGTAAGATGGAGCTGGTGACGCTGGCCGTAATTTGCTTCTTGCCGTATGCGAGATCAATCCCGCGTTTCAGCGCTCTGCCCTTTGGATAGTACGGCATCAACTCCGGTTGCTCCGCGATCAGGCGTTTAACCGTCTGCTCGTCCCACAGGTCAAAGCCCACGTCCCCAGCCACGCTCTCGATGGTGTACGCCGCATAATTGCGGTTCAGAGAATAGATACCGGGCGTAGCATCGTTGGTGTAGGACACCGCCACAGCGTTTGCATCGGTCGCACGGTGGGCCACCTTGTCCCGCATAGCTTGATAACGTTCTCCACGCCCGATCTGATTCAGCCGCCATTGCTTATAGTCGGCCTCCGTCCATTCCTTACCGTTCTGCACGGTGCCGATCAGCGCTTTCATTTCCTCGTCGCGCTTTTTGAATTGCTCAAAATATGCGTCGATGGTAGCTTGCAGTTCTTCCCCCGCCTCGCGGTATAGTTTTGCAATACGCCGCTCCAGCTTTGCAAGCGCCTTGTCGGTCAGTTGATGCCCAAGATCACTGGTCGCCATCGCCGCTCACCCCCGGCGCGTCCGGATCTTCAATGCTCCGGTTAAGTTCTTCTGCTGCCTTCCGCTTTGCCATGTCCTCGTACTGGTCGATGTCACCGTTGATCGTCAACAGCTTCTTTGTGATGTACTCGTCATCGTAATACGCCGCGCCCAGAAGGATGTTCTGCGTTTCCTCGCTCTTGTTGATAATCTGATTACGCGTGTAACTCGGCTGATCCTCAATGCCTGCCAAACGCAGGATTTCCAAAATAAACCGAGTTACCTCGGATTCAAACTTGTCCGTTTTCAAATCAAGGGGCACATAGCTGGCCTTGATAGCCGTCGCCGTTTGATTCCCGGCGGAAACAGCCGCAGCGTCAAAGCACTGGAAATCTTCATAGAGCTTTTTCTTGAGCATATCAATGGTGCTGCTCGTGCCCTCATACGGGGCCTCAATGGTCTTGCTCTCCACCTTCGCACCATCGTCGCCGTCTGCGTGGGCCACATGCAGCGTTTTGAGCCGCTCCACAAACTTCGCATCGTCGAGATCGTCCATGCCGTTGCAGTTGGACAGCACCCAATAAATCAGGTTGCCCTCGTCCACGTTGTTGACCATGTTCGAGGACGCAAGATCGAGCGCGTCGATAGTGTTGCGCTTTCCGACGATTTCGGATAGGCACCGCTTGTTGTTTTTCAGCGGGACGATGGGGAAACTCGGATAATTGCCGCCGTCATAGATTTCGGTTTCGCCGACCTCCGCTTTGCGCTCGATTAGCTTATAACTGCGCTTCGGCTGCATTACTTCCATGCTCTTGTTTTTCGGCTGGAAATACTCGGTAAAGCCGTCGATCTCGTACAGCGTCGCTCTCAGCGGCTTATCCTGTGCCACCTGCCAGAACCGGATTCCGGCTTTCATCGCGCCGTCCTCCTCATCGTACAGGGGGACAAACTCAAGCAGGGAGAACACCCGCAAATGCGTCAAATCCCAGAATCCGAAGGACACGCCTGCGATTTTCGCTTCACGCGCCGCATCCATGACTTCCTGATCGAAGTCTGGGCATAGCTTGTTCGGCGTTTCCTTCTCCGCAAAGGTTACACCGTTACCCAGAAGATAGGAAACCTCCTGATCGACCGCCAGACCGAAGAAGCGGCTGGCCAGCTTATGGTTTGCCGTCCACATATCCGTGTGACTGCGCCCCTGCATATCATAGATGATTTTCTCATAGCGGTTAATGGTCGGATTCAGGCCGTTGTAATATTCCTCAGCATCCGCCGCCGTCTTATATGCGTGGGATTCGCGGTGCTCATTGATTGTGCTGCGGACAAACTCAATGCGCGCCCGCTCGTTTTCGCCGACCGCCACAAGGTCGTTATATGTTTTGATAGCCGCTCACCGTCCTATCTGTTCCAAATGGGAGTATAATCGCGCCGATACGCCTTATTTTTCAAAATCGTATAGGCAAAATAGCGCGTCTCGTCCATTGCGTGATCGTTTTCTTTGATCGGCCTGTCATCGACGGATTTTTCGTCCCACCGATACAGTCCAAACTCGCGGATGCAGTCTTTGCAATCTCGGTGTATCTTGATTACTCCGTCCTGCAAAAACCGCGCCGTAGTCATAATGCCGTTGGTTACGTCGTTGTTGGCCTTTCGCACCATATAACCGCGCCGTCGCAAAACCTCGATAAACGAGGCGGCAGACGGGTCAACGATAACGCTTTTGACGTCCGCCTCGCCGATGAGCTTTTTAATTTCGTCGGCGTATTCCTCGTCCGTCTTGTTCTTCTGGCTCTCGCGCCCGGAATAGTAATACTCGCGGACGCGCGTAGCCGTCTTGCCGTCCCAGCGCCACAGCCCTGCGGAAAACGGGTTAAGCGTGCCGTAGTCGCAGGAAACATAGTATTCTCCCTTTTCCGGCAGCTCGTCCACAATGCAGCTCTCGTCAAACATGGGGTAAATCAGCCCCTCGGCCACCACCCACAGGCCGCGAATGTATCGGTCGTAGAACACGCCAGAAAACATTGCTTGATAGCGTTCCAGAGTCTTTTGAGATAATCCGGGGTTATCCGTCATTTCAAAATGCAAATACAGCGCATTCCGCTCACTATGCCGCTGTATCCACTCTGTATAAAACCAGTGCTGCGGGCTTCCGGGGTTGCAGGAAAACCACAGCTTCGCACCGTCAACGGAGCAGCGGGTCAATGCCTGTTCCACAAACGAGCGCGGCATCAGCACAACCTCATCCAGCAGCACACCCGCCAGCGTGCGGCCTTGGATCAGCGTATAGCTGGCCTCATCCTTGCCGCCGAACACCTCGAAGTAATTCGTCACGGCTCCGCGCCGCACTTCCATCACCTTGTCGCCGCGCCGCCAGCGGATAATATAGCGTTCCTTTGCAAGGCTCATCGCCGTGAACGGCACAATGATGTTCTTGGTGCAGCTATCCACTGTTCGGCCACACACGCCGAAGCGCTGACCGCTGAAATTCTCCATCGCCCAGCGGACGAACGCCCACATCATGATGGAGGTCTTGCCGGAACGCACAGCACCGTCGCAGATCAGCGCGTCATACTTGGAATATGGAAAGGCAAGGATCTTCTGCTGCTTTGCGCTAATCATCGCTCTCAAGCTCCTTTGCCATTTCCTTTAGGCTCTGACTGAGCGCGTCTTCCTTCACCGTGTCGGCAGGACTACCGCCAATCATCGCCCACTTGTCGATCAGCGTCCCCATCGCCGTGGTGATCTGGCTGAGATTTGCCGCCGCCAGCTTTTCCGGGTCGTTGAGCATCTCAAGCCCCTTGCCGATGAACGAACACACAAGGTCTTTGTGGTCGTTCATGTACTCCATCACATCGGCGGTGTTCTCTTCCTTTTTTTGCTCGCACTTTTCCACAATGTCGGCATTCGCCCGCACAAGGTTCTTAACCGTCGTTGCGGACACGCCGTTGATTTTCGCTGTGGCGCAATAGTTGTTCGTCTGCACATAGTCCGCCAGTATTTTCTTTTTCTGCCGGTCTGTCAGTCTCGCAGCCATTGTCACCACCTCAAATCAATTTTGCTACCAGCCCCCACCCCTTGGCCTTACATAGCAGACTTTACCCGCCCCAAAGGGCATACACTTACTGGCTCAGGCTCGCCCGGTGTTGTCGCCGATTTGGCCTGATTTAATCGCTCACCCCATGCTCACGCGAACCATTATTGCCGCATTTTCAGGCGGGCTTTGCCCATTGCCAAAGGCAGCGGCTCTCCTCTTTTGGTACGGCATTGCAGTCCTGCCCTGCTTTAGCGCTTCGTGGAAAGCCCCCGTCACTCGCTGTGGTCTCCCCTTTCGGGGCACCTATGCCGCATATTGGGTCGTCTTTCTCGCTTAGATTGTCACACGCTACCGGCAACTACGCTCCGAAAAGTCGTAGCCCCTATTCCGTCAGGTCAAACCGGTCTTGACGCATCAAGACAAGCGCAGTTTTCAGCGAGCTTTGTCATTTCCATGTGAGCCATGACGACAACGGTCTCACATTGTCCGGGCGCTACCCGGCCACTGGCAGGGACGGTTGGGAATCGAACCCACCCAAGCGGTTTTGGAGACCGCCTCGCCAGCCTTGGAACATTCGCCCCTATATCCCGCGTTTGCGTACCCGCCGGAGCGGGTACGTGTTCTAAGTAACGCTCGATTCAACGCGGGCAAATCGAACGGCCCTTCGCGGAGCCACGCCCTGCTGACGGGACACAACGCTCGCCAAGTATGGGCTTGCCGCAATATTGCCCCTGTACGCTGTCAGCTTTGGGATTTGGTGCAGGCGGCTGGACTCGAACCAGCGACACGATCTCGGGGAAAGATAAGCCCCGCTCTCTAACCATCTGAGTTACGCCTGCATATAACAACAGCCCATAGGTTTCCCTACAGGCTGTTTGTGCCGGTATGACCT